CTAGCGAAGAAGCCTGCAAAGAAGCCAAGGCAGAAGCTAAAGTCCTAGTCACTACCACCAACTCTAAAGTAGTATGTATCAAAATTGAGCGGTGAAATTAGTTCAATTGAACAAATACAAGTGGGCAGCACTAGATGAGGACGGCACTATCCTTATTATCAGCAGTAATCTAAACATCGTTAGAAGAAATGCAGCAATAATAAAAAAAGCTCGCTATAAAAAGAAATATAACAGGCGAGCACAGCCTAAGTGATATAACATATTTCGTTTTTTGAATGTATATTATAGAGGGGGTGTAGGATTCCTAGCGGTTTGTAATCGTTTGTGTGGAACATCATGTATACATAAATACGCGAGCGCAACGCAGACAGGGGGGGTGGGGGTAGGTGGGGTTGATCGACACAGTTTAAATTTATACACACACGGTTCGACCCAAAACACACACTGAAAAGTTCAATTGCACTAACCTAGCAGTCGGTTCAGTCTGGCCTCTAACTCAGCCTTGATACTTTCAGGGTCTCGTTCTGTCTTATCTTCAGTCTCTACTCGTTCTATCCACATACCCATACTCTTGCCCAGAAGCTCAAGTGCTCTTACCTGAGTACCATCTGCCTCACCATCTCTTAATGCGATGTCTTCTAGCTTTTGAATTACACGATCACTTCGAGAGAGCCTCTGCATGCGATTATTTAAGGCTCTATCCTCTTCTAGCCTGTTTAAAGTTAGGGTGACATTAGGGTTCTTAACAAGCTTACAAGCCTCTACATTCACTGAGGCATTACTCATCCCAGAGGCATCATATGCTAGTCTATAAGCATCACTAAAATTATTCCCCTCAAATATAGCCATAGCGAATGCTTCTTGCTTATCTGTGAGACCAGTGCTCTTATTGGTGGCACTCTTTTTCCTAGTGCCCTTACTTCTCTTATTACCCTCTACTACTCTTAGCTTTGGTTTCTTATTACTCATTAGTGCCATCCTTCTAACGCTGCGCTTGCTTTCGGGGTTTTGGGCAAAACGAATCACTAACGAATCACCCTGATATTTTCACCTAATCTGGAGCAAACGATACCCAGAAAAAGTGCAATAGAACTTTTTTTTATCCTAACATCTAAATTTTTTTTTGTCACGATATCCCTTTATTTATTGAACTAATCTAAACAATAAGGGAATAAAAGAGAATAAAAGGGAATATAGGGGTTTACATGGGTATCGATATCTGATTTAAGGATCTCAACAGAGCGGATGAGACCGCACCCTACGGCAGATTGGTAGAAGCCCCAGTCCAAGTGAGAGGATGAACTCTCTCCTGACAAAAAAGGTCTAGGCGTTGCAAATCAAAAACGCTGCGAGTGCCGCCACTGAGAATAGGGTCAGTGAGGTGGTTGAATGTAGAGAACACACAGCTTGCAGTAGTAGAGAGACAACGAGAAAGCCTGAGGTGAAACAATAGAGAGCGGCAGCAATTAGTTGCCGTTGTCATGGTTTCATTTAACGGAGGTAAACCACAATGGCATCAATCAATACTGTTCTACGTTCAATCACTACAAAAGGTATCGCTGTTACAATCACATGTTCTGGAGATGATGGATCACATATCTTAAACATTCGATCAAATAGCGACACTTCATTTCAGTGGAACTATGAATACACCCAACCAAGCGGTGACACTTACCGATACAATACTGATGACTTCCTACATAATGAGGATGTGCATGGCGCATTCGATGAGGATAACATCATGCACGTTTCTGCAATGGCTATGATCGTCAAAGAAAAAGGGCGTCACTTCCCAGTGCAAAACGCAGCGTAAGATTAACAGTGCAGCCTATGGGCTGCATCATTAATTTTATGAGGAGAAGACAATGACACATTTTAAAAACGCAGTAGCAGCTTACCAACAGGCTCTAAAAAGCAAAGACCTATATGAGCGCAAAAACTTTCATAAGATGGCTCGAAACTTTACAAAGTGGCATATAGCTGAAGTTGGTGGTGATTATCTTGAAACTCACCTTGCAATGGTAGCTGAGGCCACTGGCTACTTTAGCCTAGCTGATAAGTTTGAGCGCAGAGCAATAGCTCAGTGGGAAGAACGCTACAAAAAAATGAACCCATTAGCAGCGTGATATTATGGAGTGCAACCCTGTCTTGAAAGGAGACAATATGCCAAAACAAAAAACCATCCCATTTGGGATATCTTTTCGCGGTCAACGCGAATACACTCTCAGTGAAGTTTAGCAAGAAGATTGGAGGTTGAAGATAATGGAATATAAAAGTGTTTTAAGAGTCAGTCTAAACGAAAAAGAATTTTGTTTTGTTGATATGCGGTCTGATAACAAAAAAAGAAATAGCTATTATCAAGAATCTGACAAAAAAATGTTTACCAATAACAAAGGGCAACCTCTGACGTTGAGAAAGTCGGTTTTAAATGAAGAAAACCCTTACATTGATTTTGACCCAACAGAAGAAGGGTTTAAAATTTCTTACATGGACGATCTTAGATCCGAGGGCTTTATAGATTGTTTGTTGAGTGTGGAGGTTGAAGATGAGTAAAGTTTACATCGAACTTCATTGAGTGCGCTGACGGTGTAGAGCCAGTGGCTCTGCAAAGTCAGTACATTTCTTTTCTTGAGGATTTTACCTCAAGGAAGATCAAGCCATCAACTCTCGTTGATGCTGACGTTCTTCAATAGCATGAAACCATGAGTGCAGCCCTTCGGGGCTGTAGTCGCGGCATCATGCCGATAACGAAATTTTGTCAGCCAGAAAAGGATGAACAGATGACAAATTCAAATACTTTTACCGTAACCGACACTGCAATCAACAACGTCTACACTGCGGAGCAAGAGATTGTGAAGCTCAAGGGCGTCAACAAAGAAAACAATGCTGCGGCTAACGGTCATAAAATGGCAGCGTATGGCGAGGTCATTGCTTCTATCGCTCAGGAAAAACTAGTAAAGGGAAACCTAAAACGCTCTAGCTCTAAAGCTCTTAAAAGCGCACTAGTCGAACAGGCAGGTGTCAAAGAGCCTAGCGCAAAGCGTTACCTAGAAAACAGTGTGGGTGCGATCCGCCTGCTCAAAGATCATTTTGGTGAGATACCAACTCAGTACACACCTGATGCCATCGTCAAGGATCTTGCAGAGCTTGAGATCGATAGCGAGAACAAGCTTGCAAAGGCTGTCAAAGGTGAGCCTGACAAATCAAAAGCACAACGTCTCGCAGAGCAAGTTGTCGGCAAGTTCTCAAACAAAAAAGATGAGAACGGCAAAAGGATACAGGGTGATGTATTCAAAGATGGCCTGACTGATGACGAGCTTGACGAGTTTAACAACGCTATGCGTGAGCTTATGGCCGCACGTACAGCATACCGCAACTCAGAAGCAGCTAAGGCTGCTGAGGCAGATGCTGCTGACGAGAACACAACCGTAGATGCTGCGGTTGCTGAGTTCACTAACGCAGCATGAGACTGAGCAAGCGCGAGAAGCGCATCATCTTTGTTGAGGGCGTTGCTTCTGGCATCGCCTTCACTGCCTTAACCATAGGCGTACTCATAGTGGTACTTGCATTTTAATAGCAGCCCTTCGGGGCTGTAATTTTAAGTGCAATAGAACTTTTTAAAAAAGGAGGATCAATGACTGATGAACTCAAAGAGATGCTTTTGAATTATCTACGAGACATGACAAAGCGTGGTGATTATCAAGCAAAACTTTTGTTAAGTTTACTGGAGGAATAATGGAACTAGAAGATACTTATAGTATGAACATAGTTGAGGCATACAAAAAATTTAGTGTGCAAGAGCTAAACGACATGCTTGTCAAAGCTAATGAAGACTTTGACGAGGCTGTAAAAGAAGAAAGAGAGAGCGGTCTACGCTCCAAACGAGACAGAGTAGAGACATGCTCTGTAAAAATCGAATGTCTAAATTTTGTAATCGCAATCAGAAAAGCAGATGAACTGCTTTCAACTTTAGAGGGAAAATCCTAATGAAATTATCACAAGCTACAAACATCGTGTACAAAGCTATCAACTTTGCGCTCGATCAAAAAGACGCAAGAAATGCTGAGTATGTTGTGCCTTACCTTGTTGGTGGGGCAGGTCTTGGTAAGACAACAGCGGTTCATGATCTTGCTAAAAAGATTAGTGCTGACCGTGATGTCGAGTGCCACGTTCAAGAGCTGCGTTTGACTGAGAGAAGCCCAGAAGAAATTGCGGGTTGGCTTATACCAAACGATGACAAAAGCAGAATGGTTCATATCGCACCAGACTGGATGCGTAAGATGACACCTAACTCCTACGGCATTCTGTTTTTGGACGAGCTTCCACAAGCCGTGACCATGTGTCAGAACGTATCCGCTCAGATCTGTAATGAAAGGGCGGTTGGCTCTTGGAAGATACCAGATGGTTGGGCTATCGTTGCGGCAGGCAATCGCATGTCAGATCGCGCAGGCACAAACAACATGCCATCTCAACTCAAAGATCGCTTGATGTTTTTAAACATTGAGGCTGACCTAGAGGATACTCTGGCTTACGCCAATCTTGTGGGATGGTCAGAGCAAGTAAAAGCTTTCCTAAGATTTCGCCCTACCAGACTGCATGAGTTCAAGGCTGATCAAGATAGCTGCCCATCTCCTAGAACATGGGAAAGAGTAAACTCTATTCTGAAGTGGGAGCTTGATCCTGTTGATCAGATAGAAGCTATTGCAGGCAGCGTTGGTCAAGCAGCTACGGCTGAGTTCGTTGGCTTCCTTAAAGTCTACGATGTCATCCCTGACATCGATGAACTTATTGCCAACCCCTCAAGCGCAGTTATCTCTGACGCACCTGATGTTCAGTATGCAGTATGCGCTGCGCTATCATCCAAGCTGACTGGCAAGAACGCCAAGAATATCGTGACATACCTCAAGCGTTTACCTGAGCAAGAGCTAGCTGCCTTTGTGATCAAGGACGCAATGAGCCGCAGTGAGGATCTCAAGAGGGAACTCACAAGAGACGATGCGGTGAGAGAATGGATCTTATCTATCGGCAAGCATCTTGTTCTTTAATCAAGGGAAAGCAGTCATACACGTCAATATGGCTGCTTACCATTTCAGCTTTTAGTTCTATTGAACTTTTTTTCGGAGAAAATTATGGACGCACAAATGAAAATGTCTCGCGGTAGTACGCGATTAGTTATTAAGTTTCCATTTTACGGATCAGTATGCTTAGGCGTAAAAGTAAAGCCAGATGCCAGTGTTTCGACTATGTGTACTGATGGCAAGTCTATTCTGTGGTCACCAGATTTTGTTGATACGATAGATCAAGAACAGACCGTAGGTACTATAGCTCATGAGGTTTTACACATTATTCTCAAGCATCCTTTGAGGCGCGGCAATCGTGACCTTTTGCTTTGGAATATTGCTACTGATTTTGCAATCAATCAAATCCTAGTTGATGCAGGTTTCAAACTGCCAGAGGGAGTATTGATTGACCCTCAGTACAAAGGTTTAACCGCTGAGGCTATCTATGACCGACTACCAGAAGATGCCAAAGAACAGTATGGCAATGCTGTTATTGGTGAGGTCAAAGATGCCAAGAAGGATGATGGCAGTGACATGTCACAAGCTGAGGTCAAGCAGATGGAAGCAGACATCGATGCTAAGATCATGATGGCTGCAACTGGAGCTAAGGCGGTTGGTAAGATGCCTGCCTTTGTTAAGGATCTCATTGAAGAGATGGAGCGCAGTCAGGTTGACTGGCGTAATGTGATGCGTAGATTTGTTGGCGGTGATCAGCCAGATGACTACAGCTTTCGCAGGCTTCACAAAAAGATGTATCACATGAACGGCATGATATCACCTACTATTGAGAAGATCGGTGCAGGTGATGTCGTGATCGGTATCGATACAAGCTTGTCTGTGTGCAAGAGAGAACTGAGCTTCTTCCTTGGTGAGATCAACGCTATCAGCGAGGATCTAAAGCCACGGTCAATCACAGTCATCACTTGTGATGCTCGTGTTCAGACGGTCAAACGCTATGAGCAAGGTGAAGAGATCCAGATGATTGAGATCGGTGGGCGTGGCGGCACGGAAGTAAAGCCAGTGTTCGACTACATTGAGAAGCACCAGTTGCCAGTAGACAACATGGTTTACCTCAGTGATATGGAGATCTTTGACTACCCAGAGAACCCACCTCATTACCCCACACTATGGGTATCATCTAGCATGAGGTCTGACCCTGCCCCTTGGGGAGAGACTACCTACCTTAAAACGTAGGTGGCCTCATGTTTTACAGCGCGGCAGCAATAACAGTCTGCATCCTCTGGTCAGTGGGTGCAGCATTAGGATGGTGGAGTGTTTAAAAAGTCGTGGGGCAGCGGAGGACTGCCCCTCAATCAACTTAATATCAAAAGAAAGTGAGTGCAATATGGATGATGACCTTTTTAATATTGTAATGGCTGCATTAGCAAAGCCACGCAAAGGTATCTGGAACTATCAATCCCACAAAAATTCTGAGCTATCGCGTAGAGACGTACAGCGCAGCATGGTTGGAAGTCAAAAGTTTGTAATCTCTGACAGTCTGCTTGAGCATTGTGTCTTAGCTAGTCTGGCTAAACCAAAGTCTCTTTTGGAAATGTGCGAACTATCTATCCCTGCATTCAACAACATGTGGATTGAATGGGATGAGAGGAAGCGCATGGATTTATTCCGACATCACAGTACAAAGATGGGTCTTGTTCCCGATGACTTTGATTGGACTGAAAGCTCGTGGAGTAAACGTGTAGGCTATCACATCTGGGGAAACAACGACACAACCCATTCTAATTATTCTCAATTTCATGTGGATGATAGCGGTCAAATATCTTTACCCCCTATGGCTGTTGCATTGGATAACGAGGGGGCAGTAGATAGCCGCAGATATGTAAGAGATTTCATTGGTCAAGGTAATTACCAAGAGAGACATTTGCGTGAGCAACAAAAAAAATTAGGGGCTATTTTGGTTGGTACTTTTTATGCCAACGAACACAAAGGATCTCGACATTTAGAGAAGCTCTACTATCAAATGTGTCTTAGTCTACATAATCATGGCAACTTAGTTGTGCCTAAAAAAATATCGGACGAGCAAAAACTAGGGTATCAAGAAACAACGTGCAAAGCTTGTGCAGGTGACATGCGTTTCTTGATTGCTGCACTGGCTATGCTAAACTACCCGCACACTGTAAAGGAACGCAAGACAGAGAAAGGTTTGCCAAGAATTGCGTTTGGTAGATCAGTGCCTCGAAACGAGCTGAGGATTGTCGAGCTTGATTTGCCCAAGCCAAATGGTGTTACTCGCTACGAGCGCATGTTCAAGGGTGGTGGTGGCAAGAAGCGCAGACATGTTCGCAGAGGTCACTGGCATACGTTCATCTACAAGAACGGTGAACGCAGAAGAAAGTGGGTAGAAGAGAAATGGGTGGGAGACGCAAGTCTTGGAACGATCACCCATGATTATCATTTAAAATCTAAAGGGAGTAAATAATGTATAATGTAAATCATTGGATCAACGTGCCTGTTGATGTTGAGGTTTTTGAAGAAGCAAAAAATGTTTTGGAAGAAACAATCAAGCTACTTGAAGAACGCAACTTAGGTTGCGCTCAAGAACCTAAAAGAATGTGGGCATTAAAAGGTGTCCTACAGTTTACTGGTGATATGATTGATCCCAATACAAGTTACAACAACTGGAAATCTAAAGGGAGTAAATAATGTTTAAGTTATTCTATACGTTACTTGTCATCGAATACGTTGTTGAGAACCAAGACGTTTCAACAAGTGTCATATTTCCAAGCGAGTACGAATGTTATGAGGCTATGGGTGATGGAGCAATGGATGATCTTTATGATGTCCTTGCTGACACCTACGGCAAAGAGATCATGATGTATT